GGTTTGATGTCCTGGATGACTGGATTAAACGAGATCGCTTTGTATTTGTGGGTTGGTCTGGACTATTACTTTTTCCCACTGCTTATCTTGCCCTTGGTGGCTGGCTTACTGGCACAACGTTTGTTACAAGCTGGTACACCCACGGGTTGGCGTCTTCTTACCTTGAAGGCGCTAATTTCCTTACGGCAGCTGTGTCAACGCCTGCAGATAGTATGGGTCATTCTCTTCTTCTACTTTGGGGTCCTGAGGCTCAAGGGGATATCGTCAGGTGGTTCCAACTTGGGGGACTATGGACTTTTGTGGCGCTCCACGGGGCTTTCAGCCTGATTGGATTTATGCTTCGCCAGTTTGAGATCTCACGACTAGTGGGGATTAGACCGTACAATGCTATCGCGTTTTCTGGGCCTATTGCTGTTTTTGTCAGTGTGTTCCTCATGTACCCACTTGGACAATCGAGTTGGTTCTTTGCGCCGAGTTTTGGTGTTGCAGCGATTTTTAGGTTCCTCTTATTCCTACAAGGTTTTCATAACTGGACTCTCAACCCCTTCCATATGATGGGAGTTGCTGGTATACTTGGAGGAGCACTACTATGTGCCATTCACGGAGCAACTGTAGAAAATACGCTTTATGAAGATGGTGATCAAGCAAATACCTTTAAAGGTTTTGAACCCACTCAAGAAGAAGAAACTTATTCGATGGTCACAGCCAATCGTTTCTGGTCTCAAATCTTTGGTATTGCTTTTAGCAATAAGCGTTGGCTTCATTTCTTTATGCTTTTTGTTCCCGTTATGGGTCTTTGGACATCTTCTATTGGGATTATTGGTCTTGCCCTTAATCTACGTGCTTACGACTTTGTAAGTCAGGAGATTCGTGCAGCAGAAGATCCTGAATTTGAGACGTTCTATACAAAGAACGTGCTTTTAAACGAAGGACTCCGTGCTTGGATGGCACCTGTTGACCAGCCAGGAGCAAACTTCCAGTTTCCTGAGGAAGTACTTCCGAGGGGCAATGCTCTGTGATATACTGGGAGGGAAACCTCCCTTTTTTAATGATCAGTTCTGAAACACCATATAAATTGGCTGAGATTGTTAGAAATACTTGGCCACAACTATACCTACTAAATAAAAATCAAAACAACATAAATGATATGAAATTTACAGTTTATTCGAAAGATGGTTGCCCATATTGCACAAAGGTTCAGCAGGTGCTAGAATTGGCACAACTTCAACATGTGGTTTACAAACTAAATGAGGATTTCACACGCGATGAGTTTTATGCAGAGTTTGGAGAGGGTTCTACCTTTCCTCAAGTGATTGTCAATGATATTCACATCGGAGGTTGTCAGGATACAGTTCAATATCTCAAGGAGCAAAATCTAGTTTAATGGAAACTAATTTTCACGAAGTTTATAACGATGTCGAAAAAGCCATTGACTATGCTTTCAATGGACAATTTGTTTTGAAGTTTTATGATTATTTGAAAATTCGTGGAACACGAAAAATGGAAGTTGACAAATTCATCGAAAGTTCTACCGCAAATGAACTAAGCAACCTAGTAATGGATCTTGATGAATATCTTGAGGGCGGGTCTGATGAAATGCATAAACAGCTTCGTGAAGGATATGGGCATATACCTAAACCACAGGCAAGAAAAATTCGAAATTACTTGTATGGCATTCTAGAAGATGCCTGGAAATACAGTCATGATAAACGACCAGGAAGACGCAAAAAGAAAACTAAATAATAATGACCCTCACATTAATCGTGGGGTTGAGTTATTACTACGTAATCGGAGGAGGAGATCAGAAAAACCAAAAACTTTTCAAGTGAAGTTTGGTAAAATGATCTCTCTTTTTCGTAGAGAGTTTCATTTCTTTATTGACTTTCATTTTGATATTAGAAAAAAATAAACTCTCTGGAGAAAAAAATGGAAACAGCATATGTAATAACATTTGTTTCAATGTTCATATTGCTATTTTTTATGGTAGGAGGTATAATAGGGTGGTTAACCTATAGGCATTTATTGGAATCAAGACCTCCATATTTGCATCCAGAGTTCTTTGATGAAAATGGACAAGTGATTCCCGACGAAATAGTATCTGTAAGATTTGAAAACGGTGACTACGATTATGACTACGACGAAGACGAGGAAGAAATCGACTGAAACTGCAGTTGATACTCTCCCAACAAATCCTTTTGTTTTTGAAATTCTGGAGCTTGCTTCTAGACAAAGAAGCAACGCGAAAAAAGTAGAAGTTCTAAAGACATACGAACACGATTCTCTCAAAGCAATTTTTATTTGGAACTTTGATGAGACTGTAATTTCTCTTCTACCTGAAGGTGATGTTCCATATGCTGATGCCAATGATCAGACGGTTTATTCAGGAACTCTTTCTGAAAATATTACAAAAGAAATTGATGGTGGACAATCTGCCACAGGTCAAGACTTAGATGGCAGAGGTAGGACATCACTTCGAAGAGAGTACCAAAATCTTTATCATTATGTTCAGGGTGGCAACAATGGACTTTCTACAATTCGTAGGGAGATGATGTTTATTAACCTTCTTCAAGGTCTCCATCCAAAAGAAGCAGAGGTATTAATTCATACAAAGGATAAGAGACTTGCTGATAAATATAAAATAACCCTAGAAAATGTTAAGGAAGCTTATCCTGATATTGCGTGGGGTGGTCGTTCATGACAGCAACAGTAAGTGCGGAGAAAAATATGGCAGATCAAGGAAGAGAAGAGAAAACTATTCTGCCAGTCAGATATGGTTGTGAAATTCTTTTAGAAAAAACATCCTTAGAGAAAGCAAAGGATACTTCTTTTCCAAATGATGCTTATCTAATCTGGTATACTACCGATGATAATCAATACATTGATTTAACACGAGGAACCAGGGTTCGTATTTTTGATATGTACTATGACAAGTATGGTCCTGGTTCAATTCAAAAGATTGATTTTGGATATGGCAGAGTTAGTCCAAAACTTTGGGGATATAAGCAACCTGAAAAAAAGAAAAGAAAATGAGTGAAGGATTTAGTGAAGAACAAATTGATGTAGCAATCAATAAAAATGAAGTTCAAAAAGTTTTAAAAAAATATAAGAAAATTAAAAAGTATATGAGGTCTCCTCTGTTTGCTGTCAAAATGATTGATGGAACAGAGACTATTGTGACAGAATTACTTAAAGAAGTAGAGGAGACTTCATGATAAATGGGAAAGCATTATTTACTTAACCTATATGGATGCTCGTTCGTTCTTTTGGACGACGAGCGTTGTCTTATAGATCTACTGGAAAATGCTGCAGTAGCAAGCGGAGCTACTGTGGTTCAAACTATCTCTAAGAAATTTGATCCACAGGGAGTTACGGTAATATGTTTGTTATCAGAAAGTCATATCAGTATTCACACTTGGCCAGAAGAAGGTAAAGCCGCAGTAGATGTTTATACTTGTGGCGATTGCAATCCAAAGATTGGATGTGATATCATCATTCAACAACTTTATGCTCAAAATCATACGCTAAGTTATATCGAGCGTTAACTAAATACACTATATCTGGAGAAGTATATGCTCTCTACTCAATATCGTCTACGTCTTGAAGCAATTTGTGAAAGAATTGTGAAAGCAGAACCTGTAGAATTGAGTGATATGATTTGGGCAGAGAAACTTGCAAAAGCAAATCGTTCTGCTGCAACACTTTTAAGACAAGCACGTCGTCGTGCTGCTAATCCTGATATGCAAGAAGATAGTCTTGATGGATTTATGAATGCTTTAGATCTTGGTGATCCAGATCCTTCTAATCACAGAACAGGATTTAATACTGTAGATGATATAATTGATTTCTTTTCTGGTGATAAACCAGACGACTGGAGACAGAGAGATTAAATTGTAACAAAAGTTACAAAACTATTTGTCTATATAGAGCAATAGGTTATAATGACCTTACGTTCATCGGAGTAATCCGACGCAAGTAGGACGGCGGAACGGATCGTTCATCCCAATGGGACGCAAACCGCCCGAAGGAACGGGACTAACAATCTCATTCTGGAGGAAATCCTAATGTCTAGAGTAGTATATCGTGGCGTTGAATACGATACGCAAAAGCGTTTAGAGTATCAACAGCAGATGATGCAACAACCCCAACAGTATAACGAAACCTATCGTGGTGTTAAGTTTACTAAGGAGGGACACAAGTGAAAAAACTCAACGTACTTCAACTGATTAAAGATCAGAAGTTAAAAGAGCAACGCCGCCACCAAGCACTGCTTGCAAATGCAGGAGCAGGAAAATGATTGCCACAATTGCTGCTATTACTGGCGCATCCACGGCATTTATTTTTTTAATTTATTTTGAAATTTTACTACTAAGTAAATGAATATTTAAAGAGAGGGACTTGACACCCTCTCTTTTTTTGTGTATAATTAGCTTTGTCAGCGTTCATATGAATGGATAGAGAAAAGCTTAAGTTAATTGTCAGAAATCTTGAATCTCTGGTAGAATGTTTGAAGTCAGAGATTTATTCTGACGTAGATTCGTACAAAGCAAGTTACGAAGAAGTTGCACCTTACATTAATGATTACGACGAGGTATTTTACGATGGAGACGATGATGGATATCCTGACTGAATTCGAGTTTATGAAACCAGAAGTTAAACTTATCAGTGTTACTCCAGATGCAGAGAAGCATATGGCTTACTGTGCTAGGGTGAGTAATCCTGCAAATCAAGAGAATGAAAAATTCTCGGGACTGCTCAAGTATTGTATTCAGCATCAACACTGGAGTATCTTTGAGCAAGCAAGTATGACTGTAGAAATTAATACCACAAGGGGTATCGCAGCTCAGATTTTACGACATCGATCTTTTACATATCAAGAGTTTTCTCAACGATATGCCGATACAAATCTTCTAAACAAAACTATTCCTCTTCCTGAACTTCGTAGGCAGGACACAAAGAATCGTCAGAATAGTATTGATGATATTCCTGACTATTTGAAACTAACTCTCCTCGAAGATGTCCGCGTTCATTTTGAGAGTGCTCTACGCCTCTACAACCGCCTTCTGGACAAGGGAGTGGCAAAGGAGTGCGCAAGGTTTGTACTGCCCTTGGCGACGCCTACACGCCTCTACATGACCGGTTCTGTAAGGTCATGGATAACATACATTGCTCTTCGTGAAAAAAATGGAACTCAAAAAGAGCATATGGATATTGCTAAACTTTGTAAAGAAATATTCTGTGAACAGTTTCCAACGACTGCAGAAGCATTGGGTGGTGCTGAAATTGAATGGAAAATCTGATATAATGTAGTGAATACATAAATAAATATAGTGTATTCACTACTATGAAACCAAATACTTTTTCAATAGGAGAAAAGTTTAATAGATGGAAAATTGTTAATGCTTCACATACAACTCAATACTTTGGAAAAAATAATCGCCCAGTTAGATGTTACTTATGCAAATGTGAATGTGGAAAAGAACAGTTAGTGAGAGGCGATTATCTTTTGCAGGGTAGAAGTAAAAGTTGTGGTTGTTTGAGGTCAGACAGAGCTAGACAAGTTGGTATAAAACAAAAGACAAAAACTTCATATCACAATTTAATATATGGTGATTGTAAAAGGAGTGCTAAACATAGAAACAAAGAATGGAACTTAACAAAAGAACAACATTATGATGTAATTTCTAAACCTTGTTTTTATTGTGGAAAAGAACCCATTATTAGAGAAAGTAAAGTTGGAATTCCTTTCCCTCATTGGG